CTTCTGATATGAAATCGTTATATGCATCTGCTACAAAATTAATAAGATATTGTTTGCCTGTACTTTTAATTGAGAATGTTTTAATACTTTTTAATGAAGTTGCTTTTGGAATAATTGGTTTGACAAATGTATCAAACTTACCATAGTATTTTTTAGAATTCCAAAAGTCTATTTTGTTATCAACATTATCTAAAGCAAACAACCTATAGTTTAGCTTTTCTTCATAAGATTTTTGAATGTCGCTATTATTATTTGCCATTTATTTTTTCCTAAAAAATACCACCAAGAAGATCGTCACAAGTTTTAGTAGCAGCACATTCTTTTTGTTTTTTCTGTTCTTCTTCTTTTTTCTTTGATTCATTTTCAGCTTTGGTAAATAATGATAAAAATAAATCAACAGTTTGAGACTTTGAAAAAACAGTATTACATTTTGATAAATCATTTACTGTTTCTTCTGGTTGTTCTGAACCATCATATTGCCAAATACAATCTAATTTTGTTTCATAACCATCTTCAGAAATTGTTGAGTCTACTTTTTCAACAAAATAATATCCTCCAATACCAGTTATTTGTGAAAAACTTGGATTTGTTTCTGGATTATTTTTATCTACACTTTGGGCAGCTTCTGCTGATGGTTGGATATATAACATCATACCCGGATAATAAATATTATTTCCAACCATAGTTAAATTTACGTTATACCTATCCCTAAATTGTCCTAAGTAAAATGTTTTTTTACCTACTGCTTTAGCTTCTTTTAAATATGGTGTATCAATTCTACTAAAATTTGCAGATTTTAATAAACCATAATCTTGTCCTACAGTATAATGATAAATACCAATTTGTTCATCTTTTAAAGCATCATTATTTGGATAAAAATCAATGAATTTTTTATCATATATCAAAAAATATGTATAATAATCAGTATGTATATTTATATTATTTATATAATAAATATTTGCTTGAAGTTGAAAATCTTTTGGTTCTGTATTCATTAATAATAATTGAAGTGGATTGTCTGGACTACTTGAGTTACCAAGACTAAATATAGTTGTTGCTAAAGAAATATCAGAATAAGCTTCTGTTTCTGAGTTATATAAGTTAGAGCCATTTAGAGCACCAGTTACTAACTTAGTAATTAAATCTTTAATAAATGAAAATAATGAATAAACTTCTTTTTGAGGTTTTACTACGTTTTCAATTAAAAATAATTTTAATAATTTTAAATCTATTGGTATATCTAAAATATTTCTGTTTTTTGGAATATTATTTTCTGGATTTGAAATTTCTAAAATTTTTGAATTATTTGAAATATTTCCACATACAATATTTTGTCTTTTTATTTCGTTTATGTTATTATTAAAATCTACTTTTATTATTTCAAAAGCAGATTCAATAATATCTGCAACTGTTACATAAGAAATAAGTTTTGTATCTGTATCAAATTTAACTGCTGCCTCACTAAAAATTTGTGCTGCACGGGTTGCACCATCTGTTTGCCACGGTTTGAACCTTTCAAATAATCGTGATTGTTCTTCAATTGGATTTGAAATATTTACTGATATTGCAGTATTAAAATCTGGTTTTGCTGTTGCACCATTCGTACTTGCAAATATATCCCATTGTTCTTTTATTTTTTTGTCTATTTGTATAGTTTTAATATTTTGTTTTTCAATTAAATTATTAAATAATTTTTTATAATAAAATTCTTTCTTTATTTTTGAATATCTTTCAATAAGTTTATTAGTTCTATCAACTATGGTAGATAAATCTTTATTTACAATATCTAATGGACCATTATTTGGATTATTTTGAACATTTGGTGCTTGTTCACTTGCTACAGTTAAAGTATTGTTATTTATACAATTCTGTGCTTCTTTACTGTTTAAAATTTTTGATATTTCATTTATGTCATTTAATGACAATTCTTTTAGCTTTGCTATCAAATCATTTTTTTGTTCATCACTAAGATTGAAGCCTAATTCATTTATTATATTAACAGGATCTAATTCACTAAATCCTTCTGCTAATGCAAAAACTTTAAGAATGTTATCTTGCTCTGTTGTTGTAATTGTGCCGCCACCGAGTTCCCCTTTTATAGTCTCATCAAGTAAAGCACCAATTTTAATATTTTTTATATTTTCTAATTCTTCTTTTAATTTTCCTAATAAATTAAAATTATAATTATGAGTTGAATTTTCAAATTGAGCTAAATAAGTAGCAGTTACGGATAAACTACCATCTTCATTAAAATTAAATTTATGTTCAATAAGGTTTAATAAAAAAGAATAATTTAATTTTTTTATTTCTTCATTTATATCAAAATCGGGAAATAATTGATTTTTTACATTTGTTTCTATTTCTTCCCACCCAACATTTGCTCTTATTCTAAAAAAATTTGTATCATATCTTTCTCTTGATCGAGGTGTTGAATCATCTTGTTCAATTTTAGGATGAAATAGAAGTGACCAATAATTTCTTGTTGTTGTTTCTGTATCAAGAGGACCAAAAGTATTAAAATCATTAAAAGATGTACTTGTTATACCTTGTGTTGCATTTGTCCAAGCATTTCTCATAGAATCAAAATCGCCAGAAGAAAATGAGTTAATTGAGTCAAAATATAATTCAATTTCTACTTCTACTTGTTTTTCAGCAGTTACAGGATTAGAACCAGCTAATCTCCAATTTATTCTTTTAATTCCACTATTTGATCTTTTGGGAAAATTTAAAATATCTGCAATTTCAAATTTATAATCTTTATCAAATATAAATTGTTTATCTGATAATTTAACTCCCTGTGTATCGTAATCAATTCGATAAAGTTTGACTCTTGGAACTAAAGCAGAATATTGATGTGTCTTTAGTTTTAAAAATGGTGAAAGATTAGCAGTTCCATTAAAAATACTAATCATTTGACACATAGGAAGTTCTGGGGTGTTGTTTAAACGAAATGTATTATAATATGTCTTATTTTGGTAATCACGCTGAGTGATCTCAGAAAAATAAGTCATTAAAAATGTTTGATCATCAAATTTAACACTTCCACTAGACTCAACAGCAGAGGTTCCCATATTAGACCAACTCCAATACTCTTGACAATGGCAAAGGTATATTCAATGTATCTCCGACGTTTATTGATGCTTCGATAGGCTTTTTATTAAACCAAGCAATAAGCCACCAATATTTGCTGTCTCCATAATACTTTGAAGCTAGTTTCCAATATCTATCTTCAAAATGCCAAATGTGAGAAACAATATTAAGTGTTCTTATTTGTTCTACAGTTGGATATTTAAGTTGTTTTGTATTATAGTGTGTTACTTGTTTAAGACCTCTATTATCTAGAACTTCATACATACTTTCATTATTGATAGTAGAAGTAGTTTTTTGTCCCAAACTTTGATATCTTGTAGCCATGTTATAAGTAGTATATTGTTATGGTTTTGTTGAGGCTAAAACACTTGCTTCAACAGCTTGTTTGGCTTGATCAGTCGATTGAGTACCAGCTTGTTCATCTGCTGGTATGGTTGTATCTGCTACTTCAATATGTTTATGATAGTCGTCTTCGTAATTATAAAAGTATCTCTCATCCAATACTTTTCCTTGTTGTGTTCTAACTAAGTCTTCGTTTAGAACTGTAAATGTGAAGTTAACATCAAATACTTTTGGAAATGCATATTGTCTATCAACAGATGGAAAATATATCTTATTTGGATCTGTTAGGGGATTTGCAGCAAAAGAAGTTATGTAACCCAATACACCGTGAGTTGGTTCTTTTATTGCTTTGATAGTATTTTCACCAGCAGCTATTAGGTTCTTATAAGCGAATCTAAATAGTGGAGGGCTTATCATTACAGAATTACTATCGTATCTTGGATATAAACATTTTTTAAGATGGTCTATATCGTGTAATAATTGAGTACCATCATATTTTACTTTGTATGGTTGTTTAGCATTTCCATCTGGTAGTTTCTGTCTTGCTTGAAATGATATTGTCATTGTTCTTCCCATACCTTTATAAGTTGGTATAGGATCCATTCGTCCAAATACTGTTTGCTCATTCCATCTTATATTTAAGTTTTCTGTCATTTTAAAAGCATAAGCAAGAAAATAAAAGTCAACATTATATGTGATGCTGTGTATCTTTAAGAAGTCTACTAAAGAAGTATCATCTTGATTAACTAAGTCTTCAGAGTAAGTATTTGGCATTTTTATGATGTTCCCGATGTGGCAGCATTACTTCCACCTAAAAATCTTTTTTGTACTTTTGTAGTCAATTCTTGACCATCAATTAATACTTTAATATCTTGTTTAAGTTGTAGGTTTGCTGATAAGTTTTGTGTTGCTGTTAGAAGATTTGTAAATGAATTAGCTTTATCAATTTCAAATTTTGCTGTAGCTTCAGCAACTGCTTGAAAATCTTCTTTGAATTGTGAAAATTGTAAAGCAGCAGTTGGTTCTGATATCTCAACTATTTTTTCCATCATTACTTTAAAGTTTATAACTTTTTCTGTTTCTATTGAATTGATAGCATCAGATATGGAATATAAAGAGGTTACAAGGATTCCCATACCAAGTAAGGCCAAAGGATTACCCATGGTGTTTAGAGCAATCGATAAGGCTAAAATTGCTGATGCCATATTTAAGAATACTTCTGGTGCTTTAACACCTTGTTCAATTAAAGAAGCCAATCCTTCAAACATCATTTTTATGCCTAAACCAGCTAATAAAATTGCTGCACCGACACCTAAAAATGCTAATGCAAGTATACCCAATGCAGCAGCACCTTCAACTATAATAGGAGAGGCTGCTGCTAGAGTTGCTGCTGCTCCTTCAACAGCAGTAGCTGCTCCTGCTACTGCTGGGCCTGTTGCTGCTGCTGCTGGGCTTAGTGCTGTAAATATTGTAGCTAGTGAACCAAGTAAAGAAATTATTATAGGAAGTGAAGTTAAAAATATTCCAAATACTACAGCAATAACACCAAGAACTATTCCAAACCCTGGAATAACATCTTGAATTTCTAAAATAACAGATAAAAATTTACTAAAGAATGTAACTAATGGGCCAATAACAATTGCAAGATTCGCCATAATTAAACTTAATTTTTCATTTATTGGTTGTGCTCTTTCGATTGCATCATTAAGTTGTTTTTGTGTTGCTTCTTGATTTTTTAATTTATTAGCATATTCACCAGCAGACATACTTAAAACACGTTGAGCTTCTTCGACAGACTTGAAACCACCAGCTTCCATTATTGCTTTCTTTTCATAATAAGACATATCATTAAAAGAAACACCAGCATTATCTACAGCTTGTCTCAACATATTTATTCTTTCTGTTGGATCTGTGTTTTGTATCATTGCCATTGTGCTAAGGTATGGACCACCAAGAATAGCATTTAGTTTTCCAACTTGATTAGCAGCAGAACTAAATGTGTCAAATTTGTTTGTTAGATTCAATAAGTCACTAACAGAAACACCAGTAGCCTTTGATTGTGCTTCTAAGTCTTTGAACACTTTACCCATTTCAGAACCAAAAACAGCTAATTGATCTTTCACACCAGCAAAGTCTGCTATCATTTGTTTTGATGATACACCTATTGCTTGACCCATTGCAGCGAATTCTTCAACAACACCAGCAGCTTGTGTTTCTGATATCTGCATCATTTCTGAGAGTGTCATGATACTTTTTGCAGTATCCCCGCCAGATATACCAAGTTTCTCAAGTTTTGCAGTAGTTATTGCTAACTCTTGTTGAGAGGATTTACTAAGATTGGTAAATGTATTTAAATTTTCATATAATGTTGTCATAGCTTTACCAGACTCTGCAAAGCCTATACCCATTGCTGTGTTACCTCTAGCAACTGCATATATTGATTCTGTGTAGGCTTCTGTGGCTCCTGTGGCAGCATAAAAGGAAGAAACGGAAGTATCAGCTAAAGCCATTTGTTGTTTTGAAAGCAAAAGTATAGCCGCACCAGCTTCTTGTACTTTCATAGCTATAGAAGTATATACCGCTTTACTTACACCACCAGCATCATTAATTTCTTTTTTAAATCCATCAAATACAGATTGTGGATTAGAAAACAATTGATATGTTAAAGAATTTTTATTTGCTTCACTAATACCAAGCAAGTTTGCTAAACGACCACCAGCTTGTTCTGCTCTTGCCAAATCCTTTTGTTTTTCTATTTCTTTTGATTGTTCTTTTTGTAAATTAACTATTTGTTCTAATGCTTCTCTTTTCTTTTCTTCTGTGTCAGCATTTTTATAAGCAATTTCTTGTTCCTTAATGTCAATTTCTAATTCTTGAACTTTGTATTCAAGTTTCTTTTTTTCAAAATCAACCGAAATGCCAGATTGTTTTGCAGCTTCTTCAAGTAATGTTTTTTGATATTTTAAATTTTCTAATTGTTCTTTTTGATAATCAATACTTTTTTTACGTTCTTCATTCTCTTCTTTTTGAATTTGTAACGCTTGTTCTCTGGTTATTTTTCCTTCATTCACTAAATTTAATAAAGTTTGTTCAAGTTTTATTTCGTCATTAGTTGCCATTTAAATTATCTCCTATTTAAACGGCCACTTAATGCCCGTGTTTCTTTCAAACTCGTTTACAGAGGCTTGAAGTTTATATCTATCTTGATATGTTCTTGGATCGTTTAGACCGTATTTTACATAAGAATCAAAATATCTCTTCTCTCCTGCCAAGGTTTTAACAAAAGTTTCCATTTGTTGAGGAGTACCAGAGATAGACATTTTTGGTAAATAAACATCTTGACCAAACATTCTTTGAAGAATCATTTTTACTGCTGTTCCAAACATTAATAGAAATGATTCATTAAGTTGGTTTGCTTTTGTAAAGTCTATATGTATTGGAGCAATATCTGTTGATTCTGATATTGGCAGTATTTGTTTATAATATTTAACACCTAAAATAGCAAAATTTTTACTAACATTATCTAAATTATTAAATTGTAAAACATGAAATACATTTTTAAATGTGTCAAATAAGTATTTATAAATTTGTTGATCAGTTGGTTTTTTTGTTGGTTTAGATTTTTCATATCCTTCAACAAAACGCAATAATCTAGTTTTTATATCATTATCTTTAACATAATTTTTAATTGTGTTTTTTAATATTGCTATGAACTCAGAAAAAGTTTTTGATGCTATAAGTCTTTGCTCTGGTGTTAGTCGAGAAATATTTTGTTGTGTTGAAACAACTTTTATTTTATCAATAAGAGTTGTTTCTAAATTTTCTTTATTTATATTTTCAATCCAAATTTTTAAATATTTTAATATTTCATTATTTTCTTTATCATTCAAATTTAATTGTTGTAAAATTCCATTTACAATATCAAAATTTATATTTTCCTGTTGTTCAAAAATTGTTATTTTATTTGTTTTTTGAGGATTTGATAAATATTTTTTAAATATTAAATTAACAATTTTATATCTTTTATCAAATGGTGTTATGTACTTTCTATTTTTAGTTAATAATAAATTTTTTAATTGATTTTGTAAATTTACATATATTTCTTTAGTTTTTTGGTCTACAAATTCTTCTGCTTGTTCCGACTGAGATCCCGCTCCAGCAGTTCTACTTCCTAATCTTTGAAAGAAATCGCTAGTATATTGTTCGTTCAACAACTCATCTGGTACTGTATATATTATTTTATTTCTCATATTGATAAATAGTAATACCTTATCGTTTTTGCGCTTTTTCGATTTGATCTGCTTCATTTTTGAGTTGGTCTGCTAAACGTTTTAAAAACCAATTTCGCAGACCAACAGGCAAATTATAAGACTCAATAAACGACCAACCTCCATGATATTTCATCAAGAAGAATTGTTCATATAGATCTTGTTGATATTTATCGCTTAGGCCAAAAAAAGTCCGCTGTAAACGGAACCTCCAATCTCGTTTCAAATGAGCAGCTAGAGCAAGCAAAGTCATGAGATAAATCAAGAGTTGGGTTTACGTTTTTATACATATCTCTTATGTATATTGAGTCTTTTGCTGGAAGAAGTGGGACAGCTTGATAAAGTGTCTTTTGATCTGTTACACCATTGATTGATACAACCATTAGCTTTAATTGATCTGACAACATTGTATCCAAGGAGTTCTTTGATTCTTGAGCTTGTTTTTGTCTTTGAAGAATCATTTGTTCATCCTTACCAGACAATAAACGAATCTCAACAGGAGCTTTTAGAATAGGCAAAGTACCAATAAACGTTCCTCTTTCGGTTTGCACAACAGAAGCTTCCTCAAGATCTTCGTGAGAGCATCCTTCATAGATCTTGCACGAATCAAGATCAAATTCATATGTTTGAGTCTTTCCGCAACTTGGGCAGGAAACTTTTGTATTATACTCTGCACCATAAGCTGTTTTACGGGCAGCAACTATAATAGCATTTTTATCTCCAATCAATAGTTGGTCAAGTGTTATTCTTTTATCAACTATTAGATCTTGGAGAAGTCTTTCAACAGCAATACCTTTCTTTAGTAGGTTTCTTGATGTAAGTGTATCTTCATCTTTTGCTGTCATGTATCTTATTTCAATTGTATCTTTTTGATGTAATGGGTGTCCTTCTGAGTAGAACAAACCTTTTGATGGTAAGTCTACGTGCTCTGTTGGAACTACGAAGGAAAGGGATTGCATCAAAGCAGCAGCGGCATCATCTGCTTGCTTTTGATCTTGGTTTGGGATACCAAGTCTATCTAGGTTGTTTCTCATTTATTCCTCTAATAAATATATTAAGTAGATTTATCTGTATACGAACACCATTCTGGCACTACTGTTATTGAAATCTCATTTATATCATCTGAACTATAATCAAATGAGCCAAGATCAATTTTTATTAATTTTGGTCTATGTATAACAAATACATTTTGCTTTACGGTTGAGTTTTTAACAATTGATTGTTCTATTGAGCCAGTTCTATTATTGACAAATTTATCATCTTGATTCATTCCAAATAATGAACTTCCTTTTGGATAATTTTCATTTGCAAATCTAGCATCATTTATAATTTTTATTTCATTACACAAATTTGGTAAATCAATTAAATTAGTTCTATTTTGTTGAAAACTATATTCAACACCGGGAATAGAATCAATATGAGTATATGCTAAACTTCTTAAATATTCAAAAAAGAAATTATTTAAATTTGGATTATTTGGTTCTTCTTTAATCGGAGTTGTGTCAACAAAAGTAATATTTATAGGTTCCCAATGAATAGGACCATTTTGAAAATAATGAACATATTCATTTGCATATGCTCTTTCAAATTCTATATTTAATTTTGGAGCATCTATTTTTTTAACAGAAAAAGCTAAATTTGTTTTTGCTATTGTTTCTGATACAGTAGCAAATTGTCCTAAACCAACTCCACCAAATCCATTATTTGGAGTTTGTTCGGTATAAGCAAAATTACTAAATATAGCTATAAACTTAAATTTATTATTTGCTTCTGCTTGTCTATTGACCCAAAACATTAAACTTCCAATTAGCTTTCAAGCAATGAATCGAATGTAGAAGCTCCAGTACCTCTTGTAGTCTTTAGATCGGCCCAATCGTAACGGATTGTGAGTGTTACTTCATTGATATCATCTGAAGAGTATTCGAGTTCACCAAATGCTACTTTTTTAATCCAAGCATTATTAAGTGTCCAAGTTTCAAGAGCATTACCATTTGCATCAATTTGAATGATTTCGATTTGATCAAATTGTACTGTAGAAGGAGACTTTGCAAATGTTCTAAGAGTACCAGCAGCAGAACCACCAGCAAGAGCAGTACCTACGTTTGTTGGTGATTGATAGCCAGAAGCTAATAGAACTTTGTATAGACCCTCGGCTACGTCTGTGGTGTTGGCAGATACAGTCTCAGAGAGAGCATCGCCAGCACCACCAGAACCAGCAGGATCGATAACAGTAGCATTTATTTCATTCCATGTTGTTTGGGCAGGGAAATAAAATGTATGACCCAAAAACTTGTGTGATGCTTCAGAAATTGTTACTTCTGGTTTGTTTACTTTCTTTACGATGAAAGATGGTAGTGCATCAGAAGCTGCACCGAATCTAAGTAAAAACTTAAACTTTCTTTTTGGTTCTACACCTGCTTCATTCCAAAATGCCATGTTTTATGTTCCTTTTATATTATATAGTTACTAGTCTACAAATGATGCGCCAGAATCTGTAATAGTAAAGTCGATAGCGATAAATTCTATTGCTCTGGCTGGCTTTAGGAATACTTTTGCGTATAGTATGTTTCTGTCAACTAAATCTGGTGTTGTAGTTGTAGAGTCAAGAATAACGCGGAAGTCTGTCAAACCTAATCTTGATTTTACAGAAGATAGGAATGGGTTGACTTGGCCTAAGAATCTGCTCCAAGTTACTTCTACGTTTTGATCGAATAGAAGTGTTGCAGCTATTCTTGAGATCTCTCTCTTGAGGTAAATCATGAGTCTGCGAACATTGATACGATCAAGTGCTGAACGTGTTACTTGTAGAGTCTTTTGTCCAAAGATAACAATACCTTCTGCTGGGAATTGAGCAATTGGATTGATGTTGGCTTCGTATAAAGTATCTCTATCAGTTGAAGAAAGTCTATCTGAAACACCGATTACTGGTACACCACCACGACCTTCGGAAAGACCGCCACGGGTAAAGCCTGCTGGAGCAAACCAAAGTTCTTGTGTTCTTTGGCCGTATGACATAGCGCCAAGTGCTACAACAGATGGTGGAACGAATAGTATTTGGTCAGATATTGAATCTCTGATTTGTACCCAAGGATAATATGTTGCACCGTAGCTTGAGTTAAGACCTCTTGCTTGTAATGTTTGTGCTGCTGTTTTTGCAGTACCAGCATATCTAGAAGTCTTTGAAGAATAATAAGCTTCAGACTCTGGGATATAAACATTTGGAAGATCTATGATAGCTAATGCATCTGCTCTTGCTTCACATGTTTCAATTAACTTGGTTGTTAATGATTCATTTGTAAGACCTGGTATTGAAACGATATCAGTTACCAATGCTTCTGGATCTGCGATAGTATCGATAGCTCTTGAGTATGTGTAATAAGCGTAGTTATTATTCTCAGTTGGAGTTCCATCCATATACTTATTTCTCAATGGTTCTGCTTCTGTGATATCAAAACCATCGAAACCATTGTAGAGTGGCATTGTGAATCTATTATAACCAGCGGTAAGTATTGCACGATAACCAGCTTGTGTTGAAGAGCCAGTTAGAGTTGTTGCTACTGCTGTTACAGATGTGCCTACTGCTCTTGAACCAGATACATATACATTTCCTAAGCCTGTTGAAGTTGAACCAGAAACATCATCAAGTGAGAAGATGAATGAGTATTCTCTATTTGTCTCTGAACCAATTTCGTATGCGTCCTCACCAAATGTTGATGGGAAAGCTCTTGTCATATCGTAGTAGCTTCTATCGAATGTTGTATAAGCTGACTTCTCGCCAGTTGTGATACCAAAGTAAGCTCTTGTGGCGAAGATTGGTCCACCAGAAGAAGCTGATAGTCTTAGTGGTATTGATGGGAAGAGAATTGTGCCTGTAATGTTGAGTGAGCTTTGATTTAAGAATACGCCGCTTGGGTTTCTAGCTTTTGCAGCAGAAGCAGAAACAACTGTGTTTGATGGTAATGCGGAACCAGAGTTGAATGTGAATCTCTTAACTCTTGGTGGGCCGAAGAAACCAAATGGCAAGTAAGTTGGATCAATAGAACCAGCATCAACGTCTGGATCCATTTCTACTCTTACGTACTTAGAAACATTTGAATATGTGCCGTATTCTCTGAGTCTCTTGTTTGTTTCATCCCACTCTACATATTTATCGCCTATCTTTCTGGCGATATAATTTGGTGATACTGGATTGAGGTCTACGTTTGTAAATACTTCAACAACTTTTGGATTGTTGTCTGTGTCTGTTGCTAATCTAACTTCAACAGTAAATGTTCCGTAATCATCAAAGTCTGTGGCTGGTGCGGTAATATCTCTAATGGATACTTTGATGTTTCTTTGATCCCATTCACCAGAATCAAGAGTTACGAGTTTGAATAGTTTTTGTTGTAAGCTTGGATCGTATGAGCTAGTGTTTGTTGTTAGATCTTGTGCGATAACCCAACCAGTTTCTGATGCTCTAGAAGGCATATTGTATTCGTTGAAGTTATATGTTCCACTAACTAATGGAGCAATAAAGCCATATGTGCTTGTGGTTCCAAGTCCTACGATTTCGTCATAGCTTCTTTCAAAGCTTTCACCTAACCAGTAGTATTCTAAATTATTTGGGGAACCAGAACCGCCATTAGCAGTAATAGCTGCGTTTGTAAGTATTGGGTTTGTATTGAATACTTTACGAATGTATTTATCTGAGTCTGAGTTAAGGTTGAATACAGAAGTATAAGAACCAGATGGAGTTGTAACAATTGCTTTAAACTCTGCGTATGGGCCTGTGGAGGCGATAAGAGTATTAGTACCAGTAATTGGTGTAGCTGTGTTTGCTAAGTTACCAGAGAGGGCTACAGCGCCTTGTTCAATGTACCAAATAGCTGCGAGTGTACCAGTTACGCTTGAAGCAACAGAACCAGATGGAATAACGAATAAACCATAAGCTCCGCCACCAGTATCAGATGAAGCAACTTGTGCTGTTTTCCAACCAGCTTTTGCAGTAGCATCAGCAGTTGGAGTGCTGCTTTGGTTTCCTAAAAGTCTTATAACGTTTATAGCAGGAGTATTTCTTAGCCAAGCTTGAACAGCGAAAGCAGCATAAGTTGGACCTACATAATTACCATCACGCCATACATCATCACCAGAACGTCCAGCTATTGGCTTTCCAAATGTGTCAATCATTTGTGAGAGAGAAGTTATATAAACAGGACGATTTGCTGGTCCTTTTTCAAAACGACCAATGATTGTTGGACCTACTTGGTTAGAGGTGTTTGGAAGTTGTGAGTTATCAATCTCTTGAACTTGAACACCTGGAGAAACGAATCTATATGAGGTTATAGCCATATTTTAAAAACTCCTGCTTTATTTGTAAAATGTCAATAATAAATAGTGGAATGTATATGTAAAGTCATTTTATTCCCTATATTTACTTCTATTTTTTGATAAATTAACGAAGTCTATCTCATCACCGAATACTACATGTTCTCTTGGTATCTTAACTTGTACTGCA